TATACACATACCCATTGTAGAAGGAGGCTCCCTTATGCGTAAGAGTGCTTACGACAAGAGCATTATGACCCGTGAAGTGCTTCAGTCTCTCATCGACTACGGTTTCTCCCGTTCTCAGATTGCGGAGAAGTTCGGTGTCACCCGGAGTGCCGTTATACTTGCCGAAAGAGAAACCGGGGTCATTCGCCCCAAACGTGGGGGCGGTAGAAAGCCCCACGGTGTTGTTTCCCGAAAGTACCTTGACGAGCATCGAGAAATGTTTGAAGCATTCCGCACCCTTCATGAGCAGGGCTTTACATATACCGAGATTGCGGAAAGGTGCGGTGTTTGCACTTTCACTGTCGGCAAGGTCATGAAGGTTTTTGGCATTACGTTCGACACCGCTTACAAAACCAAAGCGGCGCATGATGCCGTCAGGGGCAAAAAGAGAACGCTTGCCGACCTTGAAAAGCGGGCAATCGGCAAGGAACTTCACCCGCCCAAGATGAGCCGTTGGGAAATTCTTTTCCGTGACTGGCTTGATTCTCAGGGCATTGCGTACACCAATTCCAAGGCGGTCGGTAAATACAATATCGACTTCGCTATTGGGGATTCCATCGCCGTGGAACTGTTCGGCGGTGCCTTTCACGCAACGGGCAGAGCCGCCGCCCGACTTAACGAGCGCATGGAATATCTTATCAACTGCGGTTGGAATGTTTATATCATTTGGTGCTTGTCCAAAGAATCTTGCATATTCCCCGGATGCTTCAATGATTTTGTCGCCTTCATGGAGCAGGTCAGCGGCGACAAATCCTCGGTCGGTCAATATCGGGTGGTTTGGAGTGACGGTGATTTCGTTTCCTGCGGAAGTCTTGAGAGTGACTACCTTCCCGCTATAAAGCCGCCGACTTTCCGACACAACGCCCTCAGCAAGTACAAGACCGCCCGGAACTAAGCAGTTCGGATGGATGTTCAGAAAGCTGTTGTAGATGCTGTCTGACCCGCTTGTATTAATCCTGCCGAAAGCCGCAGTCAACGGCGGGTAGTTTTTATTCATGCCGCTTTTGCTGTACACCCTGCCGCCGTAAGCGGCGCACCATCGGCACGGAACCCCGGTATTGATTATCTTGTACAGGTCATGCTGATTCTCCGTCAGCACCGCCGCAACCTGCGCTTGCCTGACGGTTGTCCTTACCGCCATGCTCCCGTATGCTTTGAGATTCCATTCATGCCCCGCCTTGTCCACGAAAGCCGTGATGCCCGTATTCTGTACGGCGGCTATGATTTCATTGACCGTAGTCAGTGAACCACGCCCGGCGGCAGATGCTTCAATGGCTTGAGTTAACCCCGCCTGACGGAAGATGTCTTCTTCAGCCCTGCCTACGAGAAAAAGTTTCGATGCGGTGCTTTGGTACGCCGTTTTAGCCATTTCCTCGACTTCGCCCATCAGGTTATCAGACAATATCTCGACCGCCCGTGTTCTTCCCGGGTTGATAGATTCCCGTGCGTTCCTGTAGGCTTCTGCTGATTCCGGACGTTTGTAGAACTCATGCTCCACAGCCAAAGGGACGTATTTCTCAGCGCCCTTGACCATTTTTTGCAGGGTCTTTCTTACCCGTTCCAGTGACGCAACCTCGGCGTAATCGACATATCCCTTCGACCGCTTGCGCAGGATTTCCCGAATCAACTTGTCCTGCGTGTCCTTAAATATCTTCTGCAATGCCGCCGCAGAAGCGTTTCTGCCGGGTGGAACGATGGTAACGGGCATTTACTTAACCCCCTGCGTTAAAATCGCCCTGCGGGGCTTCTGCGCTGTCAGGCGGGGTGTTTTCGCCACCTTCAGCAAACAGCCCCGCCATCGGGTCTTGCATCTGCTGTTGTGCCGAGAACAAAACCCCCTCGCCCTGCTCGATAAGTTCATCCGGGATGCTCCCGAAAGCCCCTGTTTCCTCATCCATCGCATTAAGTTCCATGCGGGCGGTCTTTTGGTCAAGCAGGTCGGACTGATAAGCCTGTACGATTGCGCTAGTGCGCTTCTGCACCACATCAGCGTTCTCGCTTGCGGTGGGCGTATCCATTGACGCAAAGTCGATGTCAAGGTCATCCGGGATTTTGCCCCAAGTAGACAACGCCATAACAGGCAGGATTCTTTCCACGATTCCCCGGAATGTTGTGTCCCTGATGGTGTCGATGTAATCGTAATAGTTCTGCTCGTCTGATTCCCCGGTTGCGTTCATTCCCGCAGGGCTTCTGCCGAACAGCTTTGTGACCGGGATTCTTGCCGCACCTGATATAGCCATCATCATCCTGTCATATACATCAGGCAAGCCCGAAAAGCTGTATGACTGCTGATGCATGACATCGCCCTTGTTGACGATGCGGGTGCCGAAGTTTGATTCCATCATGGACTGTGCCGCCATGACGTTCCAAAACCTTCTCTGCATCTCCGTGTTCGCCGTGCCGAGCAACTGGTCAAGCCCGTCTGTCTCCATGTAGGTCACGTTTGCCCGGAAGGTCAGAGAAGCCATGTTTGCAAGCACGTTGTCATGCCGCACAAGGTCTTGATAAATGGCTTCGATTTCGGATTCGCCCCAGTACGTTTCCTGCACCTTTTCAAGCCACGGGAGTTCCCGCCCGCTGAACCTGATAACACGGCTGTGATGCACGTTGGCGACCATCTGCCCCCGCTCTTCGTCCCTGATGGTGTAGTAGTCAGGCAAGCCGAAGTCCGGGTCAGCCGGGTCAGTGACGATGCCGATAGACGGATAAATGCCTGTCCACCTATCCAGTATCATTAGCCCGATAAAGCTGTCAGGCGCAATCATGTCAAGGTCAAGTGGCTTCGACAAATCTTCCTGACCTTTTATCAGGATGATACCTGCCGCCCCGCCGTACAGCCGCCCCCAGTAGATTCCTTCACGGATTCGGTCACGCAGGTGTGTCTTTCTTTCTGCCCGTGTCCATTTGTCGAGGTATTCCGGGGAAACGCTTGTCTTGAGTTCGTACCACTTCCTGACCACATCGTCCGGGACAAGCTGAACAATGTTTTGGACTACCCAATTTTCCCGGTAAAGCGTTGTCAGCAAGTCATAATTCTGCGTCATGCGGGTTGCGGTGTACTGCGTACCCTGCATCAAATCAAACGTGCCGAAACCTAACCGGGCGGCAGGATTGCCGAAAGCATCATTGACCGTTGTTCTGTTTTTCTTTCGTCTGCTCATGCCGTGTATCTCCAATCAGCGCATATAATAAAAGCCACTCATGAAAGAGCGGCTTTCTTCATTGCGTTTTTTACTCTTATATACTTCCCCTTGCACCCGTTGGAACAAGTCACAGTTTTTGAATACTTGTTAACGGTAAATTTCTTCCCGCATACAACGCAGATTCTTTCTTCGTTATCGGTTTTGTTGTGGTATCTGTATGCGGTCTTATGTGAATTGCAACAAAACCTCGCACCCACCTTCGTGGACTGGAATGGTTTGCCGCAATACTCGCATATATAATCCCGCATAGTATACAGCCTGTCTTTTGTCCGCTCCCAATGTTCCCGGTGCCATTCATGACCTTCTTTTGTGCCGTGCCATTCCTTTGCCAACGGTCTGTTTTCCTCTGCCCGTTGTTTTAGTTCTTCAGCATGTGCCGATGCATATTCCCGGGAATGATATGCGGTATGAATATGTTCGTCAACCAACGCAAGATTCGTAATTTCGTTGTTTCCTTTATCACCATCAATATGGTGAATATGAAATTGCTTGCTTGACTTGTAACCTGTCTCTGTCATAAACACATAAACATGAAGCCGTCTGCGCTTCCCGTCTATGCGAACACTGGACAGATAATAGCCCGTATGTTCATCCCTTGTGAACCGATACCCGTTGTAAAATGCAATCTTCTTGTCGTCTTGATACACTACTTTCATGCCACCACCTCCGCATATATTATACATTGTGGTCGCATATATCTCAATACCGCAAAGAGTAATAATGGCTTAATATATGCCTGTTATTCTCCATTTTGGCAATACAGTATGAATAGCGTAGCGCAACGCATCAAGTCCGTGGTCTTGCATTTTTACGGGTTTTTCCTCGCCCCGCTGTGCCGCCTTTTCATCCCACACGTACGAATGGAACTCATTTAATAAACCCTTGCACCTCTCATGCACATGAAGTTTCTTGCGGGTGATAAGAGTCGCTGTTTCCCGGATGCCGTCCAGTACATCGTTGTCGCCCTCTTTGACATAAAAGCCACGTTGTCGCAGTTCCGTGATAAAGGACTTTGCGGAAGGGTCAACAACTATCATGCACTGTTCAGCCGGGTCAGCCCCCATAAACTCAGCCATCGCATCGGCATATTGTGCATCGGTCATGTTAGGGATAGCCATTCTCTGCGCTTCTGCGCTTTTGCTGTCCCACCGCCATTCGTTTTCTATCCACACATCCTGACCATCATCCCGGATGTCAAGGAAAACGCAGGGGTTCGTTGTACCGTAGTCAACGGCTATGTACCGGGTCGATGTGGATAACATCGACACTGGGCGGCTGTCATCATCATACCTGTTCCCTTCCCCGAACATGGAATATACAAGCCCCTCAGCAACAGCCCACAGCCCGAGGATAAACCGCATATAGAAAACGCCCGCATACATCGACCTGTACCGGGCTTTGATTTCTTCCGAAAGGCTGTTGTTATCGTCCATCGTGAAATGCAGGAGCAGAAGCCCTTTCTCTTTTGCCCTGTCAATCCACTGTAGCTTGAACCAGTGCAACGGGGCTTCCGGGTTGCAATTAAACCACATCTTCGACCCGTCCACCGATAAACGCCCGGTTGCCTGATTGACAAAGGATTCGGGCATCAGCGCAACCTCATCAAAGTACGCACCTGCGGCGGTCAAGCCCTGCACTAAATCCTGCGATGCTTCATCCTTGCCGCCGAAGATATAGAAATCATTCGTTTTAAGCCCCCTGCTGACCCGCAGGAGCCCGTCTGTCTGTAGATACCTGCAGTTATACCCCCTGCCCGGTAAAATGGATTGCAGGGGCTTCAGCACGTTCCTTTGGAATGACTTCACTGTCTTTCCCGCCATGATGAAATTTTCCCGGTCGAAGTTGGACATCGCCCACATGACAAAGGAAACCGCCATTGCAACCGTCTTGCCGCTTCGGATAGCCCCGTCAGCTATGATGCCGTTGTGACCATTTACAGGGGAATCCTCTTGCCACCAGTTAAAGAGCATCCGCTGTTTTTTCGATAACGGTTGCCATTTAAACATCTTCGCCGCTCCAGTCGCTTTCCGCTGTCCCCTTTATCGCCGCTGTAAATCCATCATCAGGCACGCTCGCAAGGTTTATGTCGGGTTCGTCTTTCTGACCGAGGTACTGCTTCCCGAGGAAGATAGCCATAGCGGCGTTTTTCTCTGCGATTTTGAACTGATACCGCCGCAGGGATATTTTGCCGCTTTGCGAGAATCTTTTAAAAGCATCCGCAAATCCTGCCGTGTATGTACGCTTGCACCATCGCTCTATGGTGTCTTCAGAACAGCCGAACCACCCGGCTATTTCTGCAAGGGTACATTGCAGTCCGCATAGCTTTTCAAACTGGTCGCTGTCTATTTCCTTTCTCGGTCTCCCCATTCTTTGGCTCCCGTTTGTTGGTCATGATGTAAAAAAATGGCGTATCAAGTGCGGCAAGGATAAACTTTAAGCAATATTGTCCAACCATCATCGCCGCAAGTGTTGACCACATATCCGGGTTGAATACCCATCCGAAGCCGATGCCGAAAGAAATGCCAATGAACAGCACCGTGTCTATAATCTGCGATGTCATGGTCGATCCATTGTTCCACATCCATCTGCCGCCGTCCGTACTTCCGTGCTTCCTGATATACGCATTTCTAATTTTGTGAAAAAACCAAACATCCCACGACTGAGATGCGAAGTAGGCAACCAAACTGCCGCATACAAAGATATAATTCTGTCCGAGAATTCTGTTATACGCTTCCTGTGCGCCTGCATCAGCCGCAGGTAAGAACTGCGTAAAGATAATCAATACCGTTGCCAACGCCTGACAGATAAAGCCCTGTATGACCGTCTTGTCAGCCTCTTCCTTGCCCCATATTTCGCCAATTACATCCGTCATCAAAAACGTGATTGCATAACATAGGGCGGCTCCCGGAAGGGTAATAACAACCCCGAACAGGGAAATCCCCGTATAAATCAACTTTGCCGTAACCACGTTGGAAATCACAAGGCTCACGGCAAACACCATTCTCAGCAAAGATAAGTTATATTCCGTCTTGTTCATTTTTGTTTCTCCTTAGTTTTTTATAGTTGGTTTTTGCATACAACTTGAATCACAGGGCGGGGTCTTTTACGCCGTTCACTTTGAATGCTTCAGCCCGGTCAATACAAGTCCCGCATTTCCCGCAGGGCTTATCACCGCCGTTATAGCAACTCCATGTCAGTTCGTAAGGTACTCCGATTTCAAGCCCGGTCTTAACGACCTCTGACTTCGGGAATAAGATAAACGGAGCATATACATGAACCTGCTCCCCGCTTCCCTCATAGATCGCAGAGTCAATGTACTGAAAGAATTCCTCAGAGCAATCCGGGTATGCACTTCCTGCCGCATCATCTGCGTGTGCGCCGTACCATACCTCTGAAGCCCCGATGCTGATTGCAATGCTTGCCGCCGCAGAAAGCATCAGACCGTTCCTGAAGGGAACGTATGTTGATACTGGCTTCTTACCACCCGTTTCCTTAATCTGCTCTGCGTAACTTCCCTCTGCAATATTCTTCCCGGAATGTGCAAGAAGTGAGCAGTCGCTTTTTTGGAATATCTGCGACAGGTCAAGTTCCATTAACTCGACCCCGTAAAACTTTGCCACATCCCTTGCGCTTTTCATTTCCCGGTCATGTTTCTGACCGTAAAACATATTCAGCGCAAGTACATCACCCGGCTCACATTCTTGTAATGCAAGCCCAAGACAGGTTGAAGAATCAACTCCACCCGATAATAAAACAACCTTCTTCATAAGTGTGTCTCCGCCCATTTCTGAAATTTTAACCACTCAACATAATTGTTAAGTGCCACCCTTCTGCTGTCCCCAAGTCTTTTTCCTTTTGGGGCATCAATTTTTATCATTGTCTTCCCGGTAAACTTGTAGACGAACCCGAACCTATTTCCAGTTGTCCATGCGGTACTATCAACAGAATCGAAGTGACAAACCTTCAGCCAGTTTAAAGCCGTAAAACCAAGCCCGTGAATCTTCGCTCCCCGTTTATGCGCCTCTTTAATAAGCATAGGGAACTTTCCGTATTCATCTGACTTGATTTCACCTGATACGATCCCGCCAACTGCTATATAACCATACTCATCGCAGGTCTTTTTAAAATCCTGAATGCCACGGGATTTGTGCCATACCGGGATGCATGGTCTATTGGTCAGGCGTTCCAATTTCTTGCGAAACTGTAACACCCTATCATATCCAACCACGACATCAATATCCAGTTCGAAGTATTTCTGCACATTGTTCCTTACGATGAAATCAGCGTACTTCTCAATATATTCATCCCAGTTGATCGTTTGATTGTGACTACCCTGCATGAAAGTAAATGCGCCCGAATCAAGAAGGAAATCCCCGAAGTAAGGTATAAGCCTTTCCGTGTCTTCATCGGTATAGTAGAAGGATTCAAGAATATACGGTCTGTACTGAGTGATTAAGTCTGAATCAGGGCTAAAGCCCCCCCGTATAATATCGGAGCGATATACGCCGGGAATATCCCGTTCCCCGCAAGGTATATTTTCATTTGTCCCCCGTAAAATATCAGGGTAAAGCATTTCCCGTCTTCCGTTTAACCCTGCCAGAAAAATATTCATTGACTTATCCAAGAAGTTTGCATCCTGTAGCCCTCTTATAAACCCGTTGGGGGTAATCTCCGTCCTGCTCATCACTTTCCAAGCAGGATTTAAGTTTCCTGATACCCCCCCCCGCCAAAAATATACGCATTGCTTTCCTCTCCTTAAATCTTAGCAATGTATGCGGGGACGCAAGGAACATTTTCACGGTGTGAACCATTCTCCGCAATGCGGGCACTGAATCTGCTTCGGTTCTTTCGGCTCTTTCTCAGGAGCATCCGCAAACAGGTTGTCAATATCCATGTCAGCCCCAGTGCTAAATCCGAAATCAAAACCCTCGAAGTCAAGCCCGTCCAGTTCCTCTTCAAGTTTGCCAAAATCCCATCCTGCGAACTCGTTGGTCTTGTTTGCGAGGATGCGGTACTTTTTCTTCTGAAGGTCAGTCAGCCCGGACACCCGTACAACATCAGATTCCTCATAGCCCATTTTCATAAGGGCAAGCCGCCGGGTATGCCCGGAGAGAATCACGTTGTTTTCATCGACTTCAATCGGGTCGATATTGCCGCACTGTTGCATAGAAGCTATGGTAGCATCTACCGCTTCTTCGTTGTGCCGTGGGTTGTTTTCATACGGCACGAGGTCGGATAACTTCATTCGCAAAAATTCTTTTGTCATTTTCATCCCCCGCTTTCTTTTGTTCCCCCGCTTTTCAGACAATAAAAAGCCCCGGCATTATACCGGGGTGAAATCGGGACAGCAGGAATCGAACCCGCATAATCCGCATATAAGACGGATGTCGCTACCATTGAACGATGTCCCATGAGTACGGAACCCCTGCCGAAGTCCCGCACTGTTGGGATTCATGGTTGAGCAACCCATAGCGGGGGATGCGGGCGTTGCTATCCCAACAAAACGCCTATATCATAGTAACATATATTTTCCGACATTTTGTGGCAATATAAAAGCCGATGCCCCGTATTTTGAGGTATCGGCTTTTTATCAAAAAATGCAGTCGCAGTCTTTCATCGCCTTATACATCCGTCTTGCGGCTTCATTTGCTTCCGGGTCGAACGGCTCAACCGAAACCCTGCAAATGCTGTGGTCGGGGTATTCCCGGAAAAACTTTGCCATAGCTTTCACCGCATCGCTTGCGATAACAAGCCAGTCACCGCAGTACGTCCCGCCGATTGTGTCACTCTTGATTCTGAAGTATGTCATATCTGCCCCTTTTCTCCGGGGGGGGTAATGCCCGCCCCCGGTCGGGTGTTTTTGATTTTTACTGTGCGTTTTTAAGTACCCAGTCGGCTTCGTGGTTGTCCTTCTCACAATACTCCGGGAAGGTTCCAAACCAAGCACCGCCCTTTCTGAAAAACAGGTTCCCGTTTTCATCCTCATATACCCTGCGGCTTCTGCCGTATTCATAGGTGCTGTATTCCGTCCTTTTCATGTCTGCCCCTTTCACTTGATAAGCATTTCCCTTGCTTTCAGTTCCTTGTAAACGTCTTCCTTGATTTCTGATGCTTTCCAACTTGCTGTATAGTTCCCGCAGAAGGTATCAAGGTAATATGCGCTTGTTATCCCGCCCCGCTTTTCAAGGGTAATCATCTTTTTGTGTTCTGCCTTCGTCATTGCCCTGCCCCTTTTTGAGTGCCTTGTGTTATGTTCCTTACACTGTCTATTACAAACATTAGTTACCAATAGTCAATACCTTTTTAAAAAGTTTTTCAAAAAAGAACAGGGCTTTCGCCCTGCCTTTTTAGTACCTCGCAGACACATACTGAGAGGGTTCCTTAACCTTGCGCAATGCCATCGGTGCCGGGATTCCCTGCCCGCAGAGAAGCATTGCAAGCCCGTTGATGTACGCCGTGTTGTCATACGGCGAGTTGATTTTAACGGAATCTGTAAACACCTGAGCCACCCGCAATGCGTCCCGGGCTTTGTCCGTTTCGCACAGCTTCAAGGATGCTTTGAAATCCTCAATATATTCCTCGACATCTTCCCGGAACTTCCTTTCTGCTTCCATGTACTTTTCCCACCCTCGGCGGGTTTC